GGAGGGAGAGGGCCAGGTGGCGGTGGTGGTGCCGCTGTCTGTTCAGCCAGCCTCCGCTTCTGCATAAGGACATTCATCAGTTCACCGAGATAGAACTCGGCAAGGTCTTCTCTTCCCTGCCGTTCCGATGAACGGAGCAGTGTCCAGAGGGCTGCTTCGGGAAGCATCCGTTCTGCCATCTGCTCGTTGATCGCGTCTTCCATCTGATCCGCATCCTGCAACGTAAGGATCCTGTCCCTGATCGCCCTGTCTGAGAGCAACGGGGTCGGGCCTTCCCGTGCGATCTGCGCCATCGAGAAGCGGGTCATGTCGTCCTGTGGCAGTTGCCCAACCAGGGTAACAACCGGCTGCCCCGTATCTTTAATCATGTCCGGCGTAATCTCTTCCGTGAAGAACATCCTGTTCCGATCCATGCCTGAGAGTTCCATCGACTTAAACGACCCCTCGGCGTACTGGTCGGAGATAAGGTTAAATATCATGCGGTACGCCTTCTCGACGGACCGCAGGTACTTGTTCACCACCGTCTCCACGCCTTGTCTGAGCGTATTGATGGCGAAGCCGGAGAGCTGGAAGGGGAGTTCTCCGTAGACGGAATAGGGGAGTGATCCTCTTTGCATTTCGCCTGAGACAAGTGACATAAAGGCACCTGTCTCCTTCGCCATCTCTAGTAGTCCCAAGGGTTCAACATTCTCGTTCTGTGCGAGACTGATCTCCGAGCCTTCCAGGTACGGGTCCTCGTCGAGCGACTTCGTCCCGTCCCTGCTCCTCACGATCAGTCCCTGCCGCCGTGACCGTGCGGTCAGTTCGAGCAGGGTACTCATCATCAGATTATGCTTCGGATAGAGATCCCGTGTTGACCGGAAGACCGATTCGCCGACATCGGAGATCGTGTCCTGCATCGTGGACTGTGAGAGTGCCACGATATAGGGGTTCGCACCGACCGGGCCTAAGAACGCAGGCACCTGTTCCGCCCCGTGCTTCTGTTGTTTCTTGACCACCCGTATCAGTGGGTTATTCTTCGCCCCGTTATGGATCAGGATGGTGTTCATCTCCTTGTCATAGAAGTCATACACCTCGATCCCGTCGATACTGTTCGGGCTGTCCCAGTCGATCTTGATATTGTACTGGGAGAATATCTGATCCTTCGTCTTCGGCACCTTGTAGCAGACCCATTCCAGCCCATCGGGTCCCATCCCCCAGTAGGTATGGAGCGGATCCCACGGCGTAATGTCCACATACGTTGTCCCGTCGGGCCGTTTCGCAAGAAGTGCCCGTCCTGCATACCATCCACGGATAGCAGAGTACCATGCAAGCTGGTCACGCAGTTCCGGAAGCATCATCTGGCACAAACGCTCGTTTGCGGCCCGTTCAATGCCGATCAGGAACCGTTCCTTCTTGTCGTTCTTCTCTCGGAGGTCCGAATCCGCGCCGTCATGGGGGATTCGGACGGTCATATCTGCCCCGGACACCCACCCTACCACTTTTTCGGCATAGGTTTGGGGCTCATTGGACGTATACGACTGGTACCCCTCTCCCGCATCGTATGGTTCGAGCCTGTAGAGGGCATGGTCGTCCTGCATCCTCTGCCGCAGGGGTTCCGTCGCGTCATAATGCGCCTCAACCAGGTCGACGATATCTTCAGGCTTTCTCCGTGCCATCTATACCCACCTTTTCACGCGGATACGTTCCCGCCCTTCGACATATCCGTACCCGAAACGGTCAATGAGGCCGTAAATGACGGCTTTCACCCCGTGATTGTGCTTATCGTCCGGTATATCCCCCACTATATTCCCTTCTCGGTCAGTTTTCCACCTGTACGCCTTGGTTTGCCCGTCAAACGGGTTCGGCATCGACCCGAATTCCGATAAAATGCCGTGACATTTGGGGCTGAACACGATCCGGGGGGCGTGGGTCTTCGGATCTATCTTGAGCCACCCCTTGAGCCTCTCTGTTCCCTCGTTGATCCTGATTTTCTGGGAGGATAGGTAGAGTCCTGTCTTGTTGAGCCAGACTTCTGCCGGTGCTGCCATTGCCTGGTGCTGGGTCCCTGCGATATCAATGACTCCGAACCTGACATCCTGCCACCATTCCTTTGACTGGGCGATGTCGATAATGTCGTCTGTAACGAGCTGCTGCTCATAGATCTCGTCGATAACCCTGATCTGTTCTCCGATGACCTGAACGACTTCCACGGCATACGCTCCAGCATAGCCCGGATCCATCCAGATATGGACTGGTTCGCCCGGTTCATATTCCACCTCGCTTATATGGGCATCAGGGCGAAACTCCTGGAACACGAGCCCCTTCGGGGGCGAGGGCTTCCCCTCGATCCGTTCCATAAAGAAGTCGTCGCTCGACACCTCTTTCAGTCGCTGTATCTCCGGGTCATCAATCCCACCCGGATAGAGATGTTTATTCGTGTAGCTCGGAAGCGAGTATGCCCGTGCCTCCTTGTCGGCTCCCGACGCCCATGCGGTAAACATCTGGGGATACCATCCGAGTGACCCCTCAAACGTCCCCGACAAAAACATCCATCCGCGCTTGGGAGCACACCGCCCCCTGAGCCTGAAGAACGTCTCAATATCGAGCTGACTCGCTTCGCACCCTAAAATCCCATTCGGAGCCCTCATCGCAAGTGTCCTTGGGTCCTTCGCACTCTTCGTCTCAATCCTGGTTCCATCAGCAAGAGTGAGATGACCTGGGTCGACACGCTTCGACGCCTCCTTGAGAATCCCAAGGGCCGAGAAGTCCTGTAATAAATACTCGAACTCCGCCCTCGTCCTCTCATAGTCCGCCGCAACGAGCCAGTAGAGCCCCTTCTCCTCCGTCTCCGCAAACCTCGCCAAAAGATACTTCGACGCAATAAGACTCTTCCCCGCCTGCTCACCACCCGCTACAAGGTTAAACCGATACTGCGACCCAAGAATACCCTTCTGCTCTTCCGTCGGCGTGAACCCCACCTTCTGAAAAAGGTAATCACGGAGTTCCGGCCCCTTCGTAAGCGTGGTCACGCTTTCTTCCTCTCCAATATCTCCGTCAGCGTATCCTCAACACTAGCCGGCAACACCTCGTCCGCCGATACCCCCTCCTTCTTCACCGCCTGCGACGCCTTCCGCCATTCCGCAATCAACTCCTTCGCCGAATCCTGATCCACCGCTACACTCGGCCTGTACTTCGCCGGCATGTTCGCATTCAACAACCCCAACAACAACAGATCACTCCCCCTGTTCTTGTCCGGGTTCCTTACCCTGTCCAGCGCAATCGCTTCCAACGACTCGGCAAACGAATGCCTCATGAAGTCCACACGTTTCGCAAAATCAGGATCTACCCTGATCCACCACGCATACCCATCACGCCCCACACCCGCCGCCTCACACCCCCTCCGTATCGTTCCCCATTCCTCAAACGCCTTCAGAAAGATAGCCTTCCGCTTCTCCCCATCCACCCTCCTCTGAGCATTGCTCTTCCCAGGAAACGATGCGTTTCCTTCACCCCTGACAAACGATGGTGCCTTCTCCTTCATCCCCTTCTCCTTAATAATCCTCATCCCCTCGGGAGATACTATTACATATTACCTTACCCCTGCCCTTATAGGGGCATGGGGGGTAAGGTAATATTACTGTAATATTACCCCGTATTACACCGTAATATAGATACAAACTGTCTGAAAAATAGCGTTTCAAAAGTATTACCCCGAGTATTACCCCTATATTACCCCTATCTGTCAAGTGTAATACCCAAAAAGGGCTTTAGTGGGAAAAATTCTGGCGAGGGTACCTAACAACCACCAACTCTAAACACAAGCCATGCCCCCCTCGACAACATCCACTACAATCACTCTCTGCACTACACACACGACAACTACCTCCTACACGCCACCAACACACACTTACCACACACAATCACCTATCACCTATCAACCATCATCACTCACCATCATCACACACCATCACCATCACGTTCCCCCTCCCGGGGCGGGGTGGTGGGTCTCCTCTCCTCTCCTCTCCTCCCGTTCTCACTCTCTCTGATTACATGTAACCCTCGGGCCTGGTACCCTCGGGTTAATCCTAGTCCCCTAGTCCCCTAGTCCCCTAGTCCACATGCTACCAGGAAGCTACCCTGGGCGCGCTAGAGTCCACGCCTGCAGGTCATCATGGGGACTACTTCGAGCTGGTATCTTTTAGGTGTGCCACTAGGACATTAAACACAACCCCCAAGCTCCCCCACATCCCAACCGGCCCGGCCTACTCGCGCCATACCTGGTGCAATAGAGATCGTGATAATTAGGTTTGAGGTATTGACATACCGTACCCAACCCGCTATTGTATCTGGCATAGAGTCCCTCGGGGGCTCAAAATTAACCAGGCGAAAGGGGACAAAATGCCGAAGCCTAACAGTGTAATTATCTGGCAAGGACCATCATTGATAGATGGCGGGCCAATTGTGGCCCTGCTTAGTGGACTCACCACAAAAAGCGGGAACGATAAAACCGGAGACATGGCACAAGTCGATATCGTACGCTCAGATATTCACCCCATAGAGGCCGTAAACCAGGGCCTTGACTATTCCATTTGTGGTGAATGCCCATTGCGTATGGTGTGGGATTCTACACTTAAGAAGTACGTCCGTGTGTGCTATGTAAATCTCTTGTTTGCACCTAGTGGAAAGTTTAAAGCGTATATCCGTGGTAGTTATCCGGTAATGACACCGGAACAAGCAGGGGAAATACTCAAGGCTAAAGGTAAAGGTATACGCCAAGGCTCATACGGTGACCCGTTTGCAGTACCAATGGACATATGGGACAGACTCCACAATTCTGCCAACACGTTCACAACTTCATACACTCACCAATGGATGCTCCCAAACTTTAATCCCGATATG